CAACGATAGTAGCTTCGATGTCACGTTTTAGTTCACGGATAGCTTTAGCTTCTGCTTGAGCAATCTTAGCAGGACCAACGGAATCAACAGCCTCTTGGAGGTCGGATACCATGTAGTCACGGCGGAATTTTTGAACACGATTACCAAGGCGAGCACGACCAGCGAATTGGTCAGTGAATGCAGTTACGTCAGCACCTTCAGAGATACCAGCAGTACTTGGAGCACTTAGAGAATCAACAGTCCACTCTACGTTAGTAGCAGTAGCACGTTGTTTGTTAGCTGAAGAGAGAATAGGAGTCTCTTCAGGAGCAAGGATAGTCAAGACATCAGTCAAGTCTTCCCGATTGGAAACACCAGAACCAGTATTGGTGGTGTCGAATGTATTTGAGAATGACATTATAAGTTATTATTAATGAGTTATTATTTAGTTAACGGCGTGAAGCCATTTTAAGTTTTCGTAAGGCGGCGAAATCGTTTGCACTACCAGTCGATTTAAACCTGGCTTCTAATTCTTTTAGAGCCTTGGCAGTTCTTCCTGTACTCTTTTCAGATTGAGCAGCTGATGGATTACCTGTCTTGGGAGGATTAATTGAAGGAGCTACCTTCTTTTTTGTTTCTACTGGCTTACGCCCATAGATACTATTTGTTGCATGAGCAAAGAAATAATCAAGCTGTGACGCTACATCGGGTGCTTCTTTTTTCAGGACGTTTTTTAACTTCTTGAATCTTTCATCACCAATAGTAGCCTCGTACTGCTTCCGTAAATCATTGTCTTCTCCTTCTAACCAAGAAAGTTCTTCTTTGGCACGTTGACCAAAGGCTTCAGCAAGTTGCTGCCCTTGTTCTTGTGCCTGTAGAGATTTTAATTGGTCAGGAAGAAAAGTCTTTTGTGCTTTACGTGCCTGCAATAGGGACTTACGCACATCAGCTTTTGTTAAATCTTTACCATCTACTTCCGTTACTACATCATCAGCAGCGTAATTATCACTTTCAAAAAGAATATCTTCAGCCCATTCAATAATATTTTCTACTTCAACAGCCTTTTCTTGTAATGATTCAATTGAATCAAGATTACTAAAAGGATTGTTTTCAATTTTTTTATTGTTTTCTAACGGGTTAGGCTTCTCTTGAAGTTTTGATTCCAACTGTTTGATTTGAGCTTCAGCAGCTTTACGTTTAGCAGTCAATTCACCGAATCGAGCTACTGCACGGCTACCTAGCTTATCAGATAGTTCACGCAAATCCTCCTCGGACATTTCGTCCAGGTCCAACTGTGAAAGAACATCTTCGGATTCAGGTTCTTCGGTTGCAGCAACCTCTTCGGTTTCTTCTACCTCAGCTTCTGGCTCTGCTTCTACTTCTTGAGTTTCTTCCTGTTGCTCTTCAGCTTCAGGAGTCATCTCACCAAGTCTCCGCATTGCAAAATCCGTGACGGATATATTAGTATTGTCCGCTGTATTTTCTACTGCATCAGCGTTCGCAGTTTCGATTTCGTCTGTCATAATTTGTCCACTCATTAACGGCGAGCGATGCCGATGGACGGATTATAACATAGGGTGTTACATATAATCTGTGTAAACCTTTTTTAACTTATCGAAACCAGCCATCTGTATTATTTGGTCATACGTAATAATACGTCCTGATACTTGCTGTATTTGCTCAGTTGGAGCTTCATGGAGTTCTTGTATTGTCTCCTCACGTAGTTCGTGAATCATTTTAACAAAGCGAGCAAACGACTCGTATTCATGTAGCTTTTCTATATCGTCTTGGATATTCATAAATTATCTTGATGCGGAACGCATTATCTTAACCATACGTGGTCCACGTGTCTTTACCTGCTTGTACCAATTGCTATCAACCATTTCATCCGCAGCTTTTTGATAGTCATTTGCTTGAAGTGCTTTCTTCATTTCAACAAACTTATTCAGCTTCGTAAGACCTAGATTAAAGGACATATCAAGTATTGCAGCTTGGGCAGCTCTTGGTCGTGATGCCAGGTCAGGGTCATATTTTAAGGCATCATTGTACGCCTTGTTCATGCTGAACACATAAAGCTGTTTTACTCCACTTGGAGTTAGTGCTTCTTTTCCAGATATTAAGGCTTCAGCATTTACTCCTCTTTCTTTTAAGTAACGCAGGTTATCTGCATCATTTAAATTAAAACCAATACCAATTGTTGGATTACCCTTGGAGTCCTTGTATACGCTTTCCCTGTATCCTTCGTTCAGTTTAGTTCTCTCAAAGAGTTCATTCTTGAACATAGCATCCTCTGCTCGTTTAGCTTGTTCTACTTGAGAAATATTTGCTGGGGGCATATCAGCCATTATAGTCCTTGTGTTTGAATGTTACCCATTTCCGCAGGTGCTGTACCTACACGACCAATCTGAGCGTTCTGTGCTTGTTGCATCTGGAACGTGTATTGTCCAGCGTACTTTTCAAGACGAGCACGGAAAGCTTCATCTTGTTGAGCACGTTGAGCAACATCAGGTTGCTGAGTGTATTGCTGAATAACTTGCATTGCAATTTGTGCACCAGCTGGTCTAGCTGGCATTTCAATACCTGCAAAGATTTTAGCAAGGTCATCAGTTACATCTTTGACCACTTGTTGCTGTGCTGTTTCAACTGGTTGCAGAACTGCATTAGCCATAACAGGGTCAATAGCTGAAGCGGCAACATCAAGTAAAGAATCAACATTAAGTCTACCATTTGCATTCAGTGAGTTGAGTTGTACGAACTGTGATAGTTTCTTTTCAACAGTTTCTGGGTCAGTATTTTGAACATCAAAGTTAATCATAATGTCAAAGTTTTCATCAGGATTGCCTTTATTCATTGTTTGAGCATCAGGTATACCTGTAACTTGAAAAAATACTTCATCGGGTCCAAAGCGTTGGAAACATTTGAACGCCATGCGTAGAACCTCTGCTGTGTGGCTAAGGAACTTATCAACTAAAAATTGTTTTCGTATTTGGCTAATACTTGAAGTTTCATCCAATCCAACAAGTCTATCCGCAAGCTGAGTCAATGTATTTTCCATTTCAACAGAACCAGAATTGTAAGCTGGTGTTGGAGCAAAGTCCAAGTCACCCTTGCGGCGATACGGAATCATTCGTCCTGGACCCCAATCAGTCGGAGCCTGTCCAACTGGATGTAGAATTGGGGGTAAAGTAGCTAGGCTATTGCGGTCAACACGTGAATCACGCTCAACCTTTACTTGGTTCTGAATGCCACGAAGCACTGAGGGAATAGTCATGGTGTCGTAAAGACGCTTGCTATCCTCTGATAACTTAGTCACGACAACAGGATAATCCTCGTATCCGTTTAGTAATTCAAACTTGGCATAGCCCTGAACCATTTCATTGCCAGTAAAATCTTTATGGAATACAGTACAATAAATGCCTTCTGAGCCATCTTCTTGGTCAATAAGGCGTTGGTATCCATAACAGATTTCAATTAACTCTTCTGCTTCGTAAGCGTTGTCAGTAAGACTTATACTACGGCGACCTTCTTGTTCACGTTCAATACTATCAATATTAACGCCACGATACTTTTCAATAACGTAATCAACGAAGTCCTCATCCCATCCATCGGTGACGACTTTGTTTTCTAGTTCTTGTGGTGTATAGTACGTACGCCAAAAACAATAAGGTGCTCTTTGAGGGTCCGTAACATAGGGAGGAAAGAAAAAGTCACCATCAGGTGCTAATGTCTTAACATCAGGTGCGTTAACTTGTCTACGTACAATAGGTAACTCAGCTACTCCATTTTTACGTAATTCTTTAATAGCTTTTTTAGAACGCTTTTCTGTAGTCCCTGGGAATACATTTTGCATTAAAATAATTAACTCTTCATCCATTTCTCCGCTAGTAATAGCATCAGCTACCTCTGGGCTTATTTCAGAAATTTGATTTAAATTTAGTTGCTGCAAAAATTTCCTATCCTCACGTTGCCAACCAACGTAAGTAATTAGTATACCTCGCTCAAGTAAATAGTTAGCTCCAAGTTCCATCTCACGGTAGAATCGAGGGATGTACCCAGATGACACCATCCACTTCAGGAATCCTGACACGAGACGGCTTCTCGCAATGTCACTACTTTCTACAGGGAAAGCTTTAACATTCGCTCTATTGAGTGAAGCCATAAAAAGAGAAACAAGACGAGTAATACGCTCGTCAATAACGTGACATTCCATATCAGAAGCACCATCCCAGGGAAATGCGTCAGCTCCGTGCTTACGGTGGTCACGGCTTTTTCCAGACCACCAATTGCGGCGGTCATCATATGATGTGCGACAAAGGTCAAAATATGACTCCAGCTCTACGACCGTTTGGTCATAGGCATAATGAAGAGTTTTAATATTGGGTTCATCACTAACATAAGTAAGTGACGTAGAGACAGTTTCATTCTGCATTTTTATTATCTAGTCGTCTTTGTAAAGATTTGAGTAAGCGTATAGTGTAACTCGATGATATGCCGATTATATCACATAGTTCACCATTATTCATAGGTACGGATGTTTCGTGCATAACTGACCGCCTAAATATTTCCCATGAAGCAAGTCTATCGCTTTGTTCCCTGCACCAATCACGGTCCAATGTTAGTTTATCGCTTTCCAACATATCGGTAGCTTGCTCCGTTCACATCCTCAATAGCTTCGAAAGTAATTTCCTTCTTTACTAACTTACCCTGCCATTTACGTGGAACCAAAACATTGACACGCTTACGTTCCTCTGGGTGCAGTACACTTACGTACTTTGGGTTAGGACAATCATTTAGAACAATTCCCTTGAAATGCTTGGGGATAATTTCAGTAATCATAAAGGACTCCTCAAGGATAGCTGTGCCTTCCTCTGTTACCCAAGTATTCTTACCCTTGCCTGTTAAGCTGCCCTCTGGAAGTTTTTCTTGAGCTATCTGCATAGCTTCTTCAAATTCAACTTCTTGTTCATTTGCTATCTGTATTAGTTTCTTCTTAGCCATTAGTATCCTCCTTTGCCACGGTTCGTGGCGTGCATATCGTTTGATGTAAAGTAATCAGGTCCCATTCCTCCATTGGACATACGCAAGTAACGCAGTATATCAAAGAAGTCCTTGAGTGCCTCATCAGATTTACCCACTGAGTTATAGTTAATGATGCTGTCAATTAGGTTCTCGCAGTCCTTGTGGACGTAGCAGCGAGGTCTATTGGCTTCATCAATATCATAGTTAGGATTGTAATTGAACCACTCATCCAGAGCAGTACAACCAATCTGTTCTTGTTGACCATCGGATGGTATGAAACTCATACCGTAGTCATAAAATCTAGTGAACAAATCAACATTGTTCTCATTCTCCTTGGCAAAGAAACGTGAATCACCTACTCGTTCCATTACATCAATCCCAAGGTCATCCTCTATCTCCTTGAATAGTTCTACGTATCCCTCGACATCGTATCCTATCTTCTTAGCTGCTGGACCATACCGCCATTTTGGGTCACCGAATAAAGCCCATTCCCCATATGTGGCTCTGTCAGGGAACTCTTTTCTAATATATACCTCATCATTCTCGGTAACACCAGCCCACAATGCTACATAATTACGTGCAAATGCAGGGTCAACTACCTGATACCAGGTCATTTTATCCTTATCAGGGAACGAGATTCCGTGCTTGTTTGGCTTGTCGCTTATTACATTTATCTCAGGTGAGAAGTTCGGAAGCAATGATGTCATTGATTTAGTAGGTAACCCATAGGCACGTACCATTATCTTGTCATCGCTTTCGTTCCTGAGGTCCTTGGCTATACGTTCGTAACCACCAAAGGGGTTCTCATCTGAGTGCAGGTACACAACGCCAGCATCACGCTCAGGGCTGTACTGCACAACTGGCACCTCCTTACCTAGAAGGTCAGCGTGTTTGGTCTCTATTACCTCGGCTCCTTTTAGATACTCAGCTACGAATGGCGTATAACCATCAATAGGAGTAAAGCCCAGAATCATCTTTGAGTTACGTGTAGCTAGTCGGAAACGTAGGGTATTTACAAGTGCCGCATCTCCTAGGTATTCATCAAGCCAACTCCCGATGTTTAAACTACTAGGGTTCTTGAATCCAAATTCAAAACCTTCCAAGATAGTCTGGTTATTACTGAACTGCGTATAAGTCTTGAAGTCAACTCTAGTGTGAGTGTCAGGGAAGATAAAGCTACTGCCAGTAAAACCATTCTGCATTGAGAAGTTAATATAGCCATCAATGCTCTTGGTCTTTCTCTTGAACTCCTTGGGCATCATCTCCCAGATTGCAGCCTGCTGTACCTTTACGGATGTATCAGCGTTTTGACTGAAGCATACTACGTGTCCGTTCATATTGCTGGTCACAGCCTCCATGACCATCTTGGCACATCCTGTGGTCTTACCACTTCTATTACCACCAAATGTAATTACTTCATCATATTTAGCTATAGCATCCCTCATACGTTTCCAGCCTACTAAGTCGAACCCATACTTGAGTGGGTCCTCCTCTGAAGCTTGGATACGTCCTTCGTGAGCCTTGTGTAGCTCAGTAAGTAGCTTTGGGTCAATCTCGCCTAGTGCTACTATCTCCTCATCCGTAGGTGGCTTGAGGATTGGGTGCTTGGTAAATTCAATCATTAATCCTTTACACGTTTGCCATTGACTCGGACTATTATCTTTCGGTCCCTGAGCTTTTTGCTCCAGTCAATCTCATCGTGGTTCTTACTCTGCTTCTCAGCATTGTGTCCTGGTCGTGGTGAGCATCCTTTTCCCATATTATTCCTCGTATAGTGAGTCATCGTCTGATACGTCCTCCGCATCATAGTCCCAGGTCCAGTCATCCTCTAGACCACCACTTTCCATGTCCTCCTTCATTTCACTTATAAGAATCTTGCCAATGGGTGCATTGGTGTAGTCATAGTAGAAATCCCCAGCGTCATCCATTACTATGAAACAAAAGTTAGGAAAGTGTTCTCCCAGCGTTGCCCGAATGTCCGCATATATATTCTCGTGTTCTTCATCTATCATAAACATATTAATCCTCCATATCTATTACTTCAGCATCCTTGACCTGTTTCGCATCTGCGATTCGCTTCTTGGCTGCTTCGATTGTTTTATCATAATCATCCTGAGTATACACCTTGCGTTCCTCAGTTATATTCGTTGCCTCCCCACGTGCCGTGAGTGCCTCACGAGCCGAGTTAGCCTTTGCTATTGAAAGTTCCTTGAGGTCCTTGAAGCTAACCTCC